GATAACGCAGCATTTTATGTAAAAGGACAATTTGCATCATTTGAAGTCTCTCCAAACTTGACTGATTCTAATCAGGCAACTATTACGATGAGTACTCAAGGTGATTACGTTGGCCCTTTTGCTGATTAATAAAATATTTATGTTGGGGTGTAAAATCCCCAGCATACAATTAGTATAAGGATAAAAAATGAATGATAATAAACCGTTTAATAAATATTATGTGTTAAGAATAACTTCTTTACATATAAAAAAAGCAATTGATACATCTATTAGAAAAACTTATGAACGTTTAAAAGATGTACCAAGTAAAGTTGAAGTTTTTGAAACATTAGATGTTCTACATAAAATTAGAAAATTAATGGAAGACTTTGAATCAAATAATAAACATTTATATAAAAAACCAGAAGAGGTAGAGAATGAAACATATAAAGATAATAGACATAACGAAGAAAATCCCGTTCATGGGACAGGAAGTGGAAATAAAACAATTGACAGTTAAAGCTGTTAAAGATTTACAAAAAAGTTTAGATGCAAGCAAAGATGATGTATCTGGTTTAGCTACTTTAAGTTCAATATTTAAATCAACTGTAATTGGTGCTGAAACTATGAAAGATAAAGACTTTGAACAATTCCCAATACAAGCATTAACAGAATTGTCAAATGAAATACTTGTTTATAATGGTCTTAGTGCTAAGGATGATAAAGGTGGTGAATTGGGGAAGAAAGATTAGCAGAATATGAAATGGCACATCAATTAGGTGTTACTTTAGATACTATATATAATATGTCATTTAAAGAATACTCTGGTTGGATTGCTTATTTTAATCAAAGACCTTATGGTTGGCGAGATGATCATAGATCTGCTATAATAGCCCAAACAACTTACCAAGGTACTAAACCTTTAAAAATAAAAGATTTGTTTCCATCTTTAAAATTATTAGAAAATGATTCTGAAAATCATAACGTTAAATTAAAAATAGGTTTTGAAGAATTAAAAAATATGGTAAATAAAAAATCTAAAACATAATAGATATGGCGGGTAAAACCGCCTGTCTTGAAAGGTTTTTATGAGAGATACAAAAAAATTAGAAGAATTTATTAAAAATTCAAAAAAAGATTTAAAACAAAAAACCTTATTTAAAGACCTTAAAAAAGAAGTAGAAATTGGTGCTAATGGTACACAAAAATATGTAATTAAAAAGGGAATAAATAAAGGTAAGGTAATTTAAATGGGTATAACTACTATTAATTTAAAATCAGCAGTTAGTGATTTAAAAAAGGATATAGATACTACAGTAGAAAAAGAAATTAGGGCTAGATCTTTAAAAGCATTTGCTGATGTTAAACTAATGACACCTGTCGATACAGGACAAGCTAGAAATAGTTGGTATATTGGTTACACTGAAAAATATTTTAAAGGTAAAGAAGGAAGTAGTTCTAACATACAAATTTTAACACCTAAAAATAAACCACAAGAAATTATTGTAACAAATGGTGTAACTTATATTCAATTTTTAAATAATGGACATTCAAAACAAGCACCTACAAAATTTATAGAAAGCGCTTTTAAAAAGTACTTTGATGAAGTTACTGTTGAAGTAACTGACGGATAATTAACCGAGTATAGATATAATATTATATTAACTTATAGGATTAACACATGGCTGTTAAACTAAACATTACTACTAATGTTACAGGCCAGGGACAGATCACTAAATTAAATAGTGGTTTAACAAAATTAGGAACACAAGCATTAATTGCTAAAAAAAGGCTAGGTAATTTAGAAAGAGCTGCCGCAAAATCAAGAGCAACTTTTTCTGCATTAGGAACAACATTAAAAGTTGGTGTAGCCGCATCATTAGCCGCTGTAACTTTTGGACTTGGAAAATTTGTTAAAGATACATTTGCTGCTGGTAGATTGACTGAATCACTTCAAGTAAGATTTAAACTATTATTTAATTCAGTTGAAGAAGGATCAAAAGCATTTAAAGTAATGAATAATTTTGCTTCTAAAGTACCGTTTTCTCTAGAAGCTATTGCAGCGGGTTCAGGTAATTTAGCTGTTATATCTAAAGATGCTGGTGATTTAAATAAAATATTAGAAGTAACTGGTAATGTTGCTGCAGCTACAGGATTAGATTTTAGACAAACTGCTGAACAAATTCAAAGAGCATTTGCTGGTGGTATTGCTGCCGCTGATGTATTTAGAGAGCGTGGTGTTAGAGCCATGTTGGGTTTTGAAGCAGGTGCAAAAGTTTCAATAGAAGAAACAAGAAAAAAATTTTTTGAAGTATTTGCTAATGGTGGACAATTTTCTAAAGCAACAGGAGATTTTGAAAAAACATTAGAAGCACAAGTTTCATTTGTAGAAGATGCTTATTTCAGATTTAGACAAGCAGCAGCAGTTCCTTTATTTGCAGGTGTTAAAGCACAGTTAGTAGAATTAGTTGGTAATTTTAAAGAGAATGATGCTCAATTAAAAATATTAGCTGAAAGAATTGGTAAAAGTCTTGCTAATGGATTTAAAAATTTAGGGAAATTTATAAAACTTATTGTTGAAAATTTTGATAGTCTTGTAAAAGCTGTTAAAATATTTTTAGCTTTAAAAATAGTAAGCTTTATTGGAGGTATTGGTGCTCAATTAGTTATAATGGGAACAGCTGCTAAAGGGGCAACAGGCGCTATGGCAGCTTTGAATATATCTATGAGAGCAAATCCATTAGGTTTATTTATTACAGGTGTACAACTTGCTGCTGCAGGAATTATTATTTTTAAAGATGAAATAGGTAATTTAATAAATGGAGCATTAAAAAATTTTAGTATAAATTTAAGAAAAATGAAAATAAGTTTCTTAAAATTTAGAAACTTATTTAATCGTGGCCTTGATAAAGATGCTAATGTTGCTGCTATACAAATATTAGAAGCTGAAATAAGAGGATTAACAGTTAGTTGGGATGAAGCGACTGAGGCTAAATTTTCTTATTTAAAAGGTTCTAGATTTGATGATAACACAAAGGCTATTGAAAAATCAATTAAGGCACAAAACGATGCTTCTGCTCAAAACAGAAAACAAATTGTTCAAGATATTAAAGACCGTAGAGCAAATTCACAAGCTTTAGAATTAGCTGAATCTATGAAAACTAAGTTTAGAATGAGAAAAAGATTTAGTGGTATAGATGCAGGTGGTAGTAATCCTGAAAAAGATCAAATAGATATATTGGCTGATGCACATATAAAAGCACATCAAAAAAGATTAGGTCAAGTAAAAGAATATAGAGCACAATTAAGTTTAATTGGTGTTGACAGTAAAATAATTGGCGGAATAATTGGAGATACATGGCTTCAAGGAATAAAAGAAGGTAATTCATTATTAGAAACAACTAAAAACGCATTTAAAAATGTATTAGTTAGTATATCAGATACAATCGTTAAAAGATCTGCTGAATTGTTAGTTGAAAAATTATTTAATACATTTTTAGATCAAAGAATAATGAAACAAAAAGTTTTAAACTCAGCTACGTCTGAACAAGGTAATATTATGAGCAGTTTAATATCTAAATCTAGTTCTTTATTTAGTTCTATGGGTGGTAGTAAAATAGGTGGTTTATTTAGTAGTTTATTTGGAGGAGGTGGAGGATCTAATCTTATGGGATTAGGTTCAAAAAAAGGGTTTTTTGGTATGAATAAAGGTGGTGTTGTACCTGGTGGTGCACCATACACTGATAGAATACCTACTATGTTAACACCTGGAGAGGTTGTTATACCTAGAAATAAAACTGATAATACAATGGGATCAACTAATATAACAAATATTAATATAAGCGGTAATGTAGATCAAAGATCAATTGATCAAATAAAAGGTGTAATAGCCCAATCATCTGCTGAAGTAGGTGGTGCAAATAGAACATTTCAAAGAAATTCACAAGGCGTAAGGGGAAGAGGTAGATAATGGCAACAAGTTCAATATTCAAATATGCTAACGACATATCAATAAATAGATCTGCTCCTTCTGCTAGGTCTGTTAGTACTGGTGGTTATGCAAGAACGCATAGATTAGGCCCAAGTATTATATCATTAGATGTAGATCTTCCTATTTTATCTGAAGAACAATATTTAGAAGTTGAGAATGAATTATTTTCAATAGATGATGGTATTAAATTTTTAACAGCTAATATAAGTTCTAATAATGGTAATAATATTATGTCAGGTGTTACTACACCGTTAGCCACAGGTTCTACTAGTATTCAATTTTTAACTACAGATTATTCAAGTTTAAGAACAATTGTTTTATGTAATTTAGCATCTAATGTTGAAAAAATATTTAAAGTAGGTGATTTTATACAATTTGCAAATCATGCTAAAGTATATCAAATATCTAAACCTATAAATGAATCAGGTGCTTATTTTAGATCTAGTAGTAATGGTACATGCAAAGTCAGATTATCTACACCGTTATTATCTGCTATAGGATATGGTAGTTCTGTATCAAGCGGATATACTAATTCATTTTATATTGTTAATGGTAAAGGCGATAATGCAGAAATGGTTGAATATGATTTTGATGACGGTTCATTTTCAAATCCTACTCCTCCTTTTACGTTTCCTACAGGTATATTTACATTTGTAAATGCAGGTACAAATACACCATATCAATATCTTGATGGTACTCAAGCAATTGTTCATATTCCTCCAGGACTATTTACAGCTACTGATATTGCAAGTTATTTAGATTTTTGTGCTAATGGTACAGCTGGAACTTCTGGCCCTTATGCTAATATATCTCAATCTAGAGCAGATCAAAACAATAAGTTAACACAAGTTGTATCTGGGGTTTCATCTACAGGTGTTGGGCCTCCAAATGATAAATTACTTTTTGTATTTAAATTACCAAATGTAAGAGTTCAATTAACTGCAGTATCTTATACTGGTGCTACATTAACTAATGAAACAGTTTTACAAACTATAACAAATCCATATAGAAATGGTTTAATTACTTTTAAAAATTCTGATGGTACAACTTTAAAAGATAGAAATGGTAATGATGTAACAATTGTTTTACCTTCTTATTTACAAAATGCTTTACAAATTTATAATTATATTAACAATACAATATTAGCTACAAATTCTACGCATGTATTAAAAACACATAATATTATTAAACAAGTAACTTCTCCTACAGCTGCTTTTCCCGAAGTTTTTGGTGAAACTGAAATTGATCATGTAGGTTATTTTACTTTACAATTTGGGCCTGAGTATGGAGATATAACAATGGAATTAACTACCTCAACTGGCCCTGTTGCGGTTAATTTTAATCCTATTACAAAATTAAGAGATGTAGTTCAAGCTGTTCATACTTCTCCAAATCAAATTGAAATAGATAATCCAATAGAAACATATAATGTTGGGGATTATTTACAACCTACTAGTAGTTTGGTATCAACTAATGATGTTCAAAGAATATTAAGTGTTTTTGTTGATCCAATTTTAAATATAGCTTTTATTGATTTTGATACATCTTTTAATGCAAGTGTTGGGGTTGCTTGGAGTAATGCTTCAGGAAGTAATACAATTCAAAGACATTTAAATACAGCAACTACTACAACTACAACAGGTCTTATTCAGTTACTTAATACTTATCAAACAAGTAATTTAAATATTATTAATTTTACTACAGTTAAAACTGGCCCTGATGTTAATTTAAAATTAATGTTAACTAAAAAACCTGCTGTAACTATTATACCTAAAAATAAAACAGAAAATTTATATAAATATGATAAATTTGAATTTCAGGAGGTA